GTGACCACCTTCCTGAATCGATCTCATCAAACCAGAGCCCGTGTGCCGGCTGACGATGGCAGCGAAACAACTGCCCCTTGTAGTCACCGTCTGGAATCACGACTTCCTGTTCTGAGAACTGCCGAATTGACCGCAGCGGAGAAACTCGCGCGTATCGGCGAACCGCTTCCTTCCACGCTTCGTTGGCTGGATATGCAAACGATCGCCAGTCAGTCGGCATCTGCTGCATGGAGTTGAGTCAACCCTCGTTCAACTTCGGAAGTCGCCTCCTCGACCAACGAGAAAGCATCATGATTCTGCTGCCGCTTAAATGTCTCAGCGAGTCGCCGAAATGGTGACAGGATGACTCGAGCACAGTCGAAGAATCCCTCCGTCGTCACGACTTCACCGCGTTTCTCAGCGAGCTTAATTTCTTCCTGCTGAGCCCGGGCCATTCGATAACGCTCGAGTCCCTCCGAGGCCTCCCCGTTCAAAAGCGGGTCAGCAGTCTGGGAAAACACTGGCTGGTTATGTGATCCCGATTATGTATCACGCTTTCGAGATTCAGGAGACAGTTATCGTTGGTCTTCCCACCATGGACATAGCCAAAGACAAATGGGAGGTTGATATCAAACCTGCCATTGAAGCAAGTCGGTATGCCGAGCTGCTTCCTAAGTCGGGTGGCGGATCTCGAGGCGGCACACCAGAGTTGATCACACTCAGGAACGGGGCAAACCTGAAGTTCATGTCCGGCGGCGGTGGCGATGAGAAGCGGTCGGCGTTCACGAGCCGCGTCCTGGTAGTCACTGAGGCTGACAAACTGGATGAGGTTGGCGGGGCCTCAGACGAAAATACCAAACTCAGGCAGATGGAGGGCCGCACAAGGTTCTTTGGGAACCGGAAACGGGTGTACCTGGAATGCACAGTTTCCGAAGAAACAGGCCGAATCTGGCAAGAGTGGTTGAACGGATCCGCGGGCCTCGTTCACCTTCCATGCCATGGATGCGGTGATTATGTCGCACCGGAACGCGAGCACTTCATCGGGTGGCAGGAGGCGACAGAAGAAATTGACGCTGAAGAATCACGATTCGTCTGTCCGTCGTGCGGGATCCTGTGGCAGGAAGAGACGCGAAAGGCCCAACTCTCAAAAGCAATCGTCGTTCACAAAGGCCAGCGAGTTGAAGGCGGGCAGGTTGTCGGCGATCTTCCGAAGACTCGCACATGCGGCTTCAGGTACTCCGCAGCCACTAACGCATTCGCAGACGTTGCCATGATCGGCGTGGACGAATGGAAGGCAAAACGTTCGATCGACGAAGATTTAGCTGGCCGCGAACTGCTTCAATGGACATGGGCTTGGCCGCCAGCGCCGCGAACTGTCGACGTTGAACCGTTGAGCGTCGAAGCGGTCGAGATGCGGCAACACAATCTGCCGCGGATGATTGCCCCGGCTGATACCGTCCGGATCTGTGCCGGCGTGGACTGGCGAAAGGAACAGTTTGAATGGTTTGTTGTCGCGGAACGAAAAGCTGGCCAGATTATCTGCATCGATTTTGGCTATGAAAAAATAGATCAGACCGCGCCCGTGCGACAGGCAACCGAGAAGGCATTTGCGGCGATACGTGATCAATTCGAATACGGTTATGAAATCCACGGACGAGGCCAGAGAGTCCGCGTTGAGTTATCAATTTTGGACTGCCACAGTAACGCGGATATGTTGTACGAGATTGCCTATGGTGTAGTTGGTTGGATGCCGTCAATTGGAATTGGCTACAAGCAACATCAGGCGACGTTCAATGCTCCAAAGAATACAGGAAAGACGATCAAGGCCCTTGGTGATGGTTGGTACATCGGCATCACAGAGCGTGTTTTCGGCGGTAAAATGAGGCGGTTTGATGTTACGCACAACAACGCGGACGCCTGGAAGCTTCGACTTCATCATTCGTTGAGTGTTGCGATTGATCACCCTCACGCGATGCTTCTTCCAAAGCAATCGAAGCCAGGCACGCGGCATGAACTTGCGAGACAGTTGACCGCTGAAAAGCAAGAGTCGGTGTACGAATCAGGGAAGGGTCAAGTGCTTAAGTGGGTGTCTGTTCGACAAAAAAACCACTGGCTCGATTCGGCGTACATGTCGCTCGTGGCAGTGTCTATTCAGCGTCAAAAGCATCAGCAACAACAGGCCAAAAAACCACCCCGCACGCTGGCAGAAATGGCGGCGGGCAAATGAAAGGAAAGCCACCGTTGACACTCGCAGAAATGGCAGCACGATCAGCAGGAACCGGCGGCCGGTTGGTTTGCCCAAAGTGCGGTTGTGCGGATTTCAAAACGTACAAGACGCAGCAGGGGCACGTATCGACGTTCCGCTACAAAGCCTGCCGGCATTGCGGGCACAAGTTGTTGACGCAGCAGCAGCCAGAGCAGATGATCAGGAGTGTGGAAACTGTGATTGAGGATGAAGGGCAGATTGAGGGGGATTTGTTGTGAGTGAGGTTTACGTCGTTTTCAATTCAATCGGAGACAGTAACGAGTTTGTCGGGGTGTTTTCGTCTCGCGAGAAAGCAGAGTTATTCTGTGAATCAAGCCGCTCTAGGGTGTGGCTGTCAATTGAGCCGGTGGAGGTTGATGGGGAGATAAGGAAAACGCCTCAGGTAATCAGCGTTGGCGACGGGCGTTTTGGATTCGTTCCTGAGTCGCAACCAAAACAATGTGCCTGCCATGAACGAGATAGCAGTTATGTTTGCGAATACTGCTATGCGAAGGGGTTTCGAGGTCACATGCAGAAAGGTCTATGAAAATGCCGTTGTTAAAAGGTGGCAGTTTGATGTTCCGAAAGGCCGTTTCAGAACCGGTCTATGAATCGTTCTGGCGGTGGCTGTTTCGTTGTCCGAAGTATTACCGCGTTGAGTACAGATTCGAAACCGCGGTGCCTCTTGATCTTCCATCCTGCGCGGACTGTGGCGGAGAAGTCGGAAACGATAAAGGTCCTCGAGATGGATGGCAACTTGAGGACGGACGAACGGTGTGTCATGCCTGTTGCGTCAAAGACACGAAAGCCATCCTCGGAACTTGACCTTTCCACACATGGAATCAACACCCACGTAGCATCTTCCGCAACTGACTACTGCCCGCGCATCATGCGGGCATGGTCAAATCTCCGCAACCTCCTGCCATCCTCGATCGATACGCGAAGCCGTTTCGGCAAGCGACATCGAGAACGCGCGCGGACATCGGCCAGCAGTTTGCGGACTCTCAAAACGACGGTCGACGCCAGAGAAAACTTCAGGCCACATACGACGCTGCCGGAAGCTCAGACGAATACAAGAACTACTGGGCTCCAGCTGACTCATTGGACGCTGATTCTGCCAACAATCCTGCGGTTCGTGCGCAACTTGTTCGCCGCAGTCGTTATGACATCGCCAACAACGGCTATTCTGACGGTATCGCTCAAACCTATGCGACGGACCTGATTGGTGTCGGCCCAACGCTGCGAATGCAGACAGCCTCAGAAGGCTTCAACCGAATGGTTGAGCTGGCATGGTACGAGTGGTGCGAAGAAGCGAAATTCCGCCGAAAAATGTGGTGTATCGCCCACGCGAAGCATCAGGACGGCGAAGGATTTGGGGTAGTTCGCCGAAACGATCGCATTGATAACGCGGTAAAGCTCGATTGGGTTCTCCACGAGACGGAACAGTGTCAAACGCCATTCCTTCCATTTGGAACACCTGGTCGAATCGATGGAATTGCATTCGATGAATTCAGCAATCCGATTTGGTACGAGTTTTTGAAGTATCACCCCGGATCAAGCCTCACGGGGCTCAACGGTGGTCTGAGAACTGAACAGGTTCCAGCAAAATACGTGACGCATTGGTTCAAGATGCGACGTCCTGGACAGCATCGCGGGATTCCAGAGTGCTGTTCAACACTGAATCTCGGGGCATCGGCACGGCGATGGAGGGAAGCTGTCGTTGCGGCTGCTGAGAACATCGCAGACTTCACATTGTTCATCAAAACGCAGTTTGAACCAGACGAAATGGACTCGGTTTCCCCGATGTCCACTATCGACGTTCAAAAACGGATGATGACTGCACTGCCAGCAGGGCACGAAGCCTACCAGCCAAAGGCAGAGCAACCGACGGCAGGGCACGCAGAGTTCTCGAAGTCGCTGATTAATGAGCAAGCTCGTCCAAAGTCAATGCCGTACAACAAAGCGGCCTGCGATTCGTCATCGTACAACTATGCTTCCGGCCGGCTCGATCACCAGACGTATTACTCGCAACTGGACTCAGACCGCGCGGACTGCAACGACTGCGTTTTGAATCCGCTGTTTGCTGTCTGGTTTGACTCTGCCGTGATGACGTACGGCTGGCTTGGTGGCGATCCGAAAGCAATTAGCAAACGAGCCAAGGCCCACATTTGGGACTGGCCAAAACATCAAGTTGCGGACGTTGAAAGCGAAGCAAACGCCGCTGACAAGAAACTGAAGAACGGCACGTCATCGATCGCAGCAGAGCATATCGCCTGCGGAATGGATCCAGAAGACGAGCTGATAAAGACCGCTCAATACAACGGCGTGACTGTCGATCAGCAACGCCAAATCAACATGCTGCTGAATCTCCCGCAGCATGTTATCCCAATCGTTGCACAGTTGCTCAATCTTGTTCCGGCTCCAACGGCGTCGGCATTCAAGCCAGTAGCAACTCAGCCGCAGGAGACGCCAGCCAATGGCTAAACATCCAACAATTTCGATGAGTGCCCCTGTTTTGATTCAGGCTGCAGATCCTGAAAAGCCAAAGGGACCACGCACATTCAGTTCCACGTTTTACACGGGCGGCGCTCTGAATGTTGGCGGCTATGACCTGCCAGTGATCGTCGACCTGTCGGGGCTGAAAGCAAGCAAGGTTCTCGTGGCTAATTTGGACCACAAGCAGCATCAGCGAGTTGGAAACTTCGACGTCGTCAACGACGGAAAACAACTGATTGCAAACGGTGTGGCCAGCGCATCAACGCCATATCGAGATGAGGTAGTTAATTCAGCCGACGACGGCTACCAGTGGCAAACAAGCCTTGAGGTTGACCCGGAAAAAATCGAGCAACTCGCCAAAGGCAAAACAGCGACCGTCAACGGTCAGGAGTTCACGGGCCCCAAGTACATCACTCGCGAGGGCACTTTGAAAGGGTTTGGTTTCGTTTCGCATGGTGCGGACGACAACACGACCGCCACGATTGCGGCATCAGCCGCTTCACCCAACGACAAGGGGAATGATATGGATCCGAAGTTCAAAGCATGGGTCGAAGCAATTGGTTTCGATGCCGACACTCTGTCAGAAGATCAGAAGACTGGTCTTTTGGCCAACTTCAACGGCAAAACGGTTCAGGCTGCAAAAAGCAGTTCAGACCCGTTGGAAGCACTGAAGGCTAAGCAAGCTCGTGAGCGAGCGATCTACGCCGCAGCAGAACGTCACGCAATCGGCCGCGGTGATGACGAGATCGACGCAATCATTGAGATGCGTGACAAGGCTATCAAGGCCGAGCAGAGCGAAAAGGATTTCGAACTCGAGGTATATCGCCTTGGGATTCCCGGACCGGTTCAGCAGATCAGCGCAAAGCGAGATTCGATTGCACCAAACCAGAAGGTGCTCGAAGCCGCAATTTGTGCCACTTACGGCTACACAAAGCTGGAAGATAAGAAATACGGCTTCGATGATCAGACGTTGCAGATGGCGCACGACAAATACCGTCACGGTATTGGCCTGAAGCAACTCTTCCGCGTCGTGGCCCGGGCAAACGGTTACAACACCGATGACGATGAAGTAACTATGGACATGCACCGCTATGCATGCCGGTTGGTTCCGCAGAACGGCGGCCGATCGATTCAGGGTGCAAACTCGACAATCAGCATCCCCGGCATTCTATCGAATGTTGCCAACAAGTTTCTCCAGGACGGATGGGAAGCTGGCGACATGACTTGGCAGGATGTTTCCTCTGTTCGGACCGTTCGCGACTTCAAAGCAGTTACGAGCTACAAGCTCTCTGGCAGCTTTAAGTATGAAAAGGTCGGTTCCGGCGGCGAACTAAAGCACGGATCGATCGGTGAAGACTCCTACACCAATCAGGCCGAGACTTACGGCAAGATGTTTGGCGTTTCCCGAACTGACATCATCAATGATGACCTCGGTGCCTTCACCAGCATCCTGCGGGAAATGTCATTCGGTGCGATTGACTCCTTCAACGAAGTCTTCTGGACTGAGTTCTTGGCTGATCAATCGACGTTCTTCGCCGCCGGTAACAACAACACATCGGCCGGAGTTTGGTCTTCCGCAGCGTTGGCAACGCTTACCGCCGCGGAACTTGTGTTCATGAACCAGACGCAGCCAAATGGGCGACCTCTTGGAATGATGCCAGACCGAATCTTGGTTCCGCCAGGAGCTAAGCGATACGCATTGAACGCAATCAGTTCAACGCAGGTTGTTGGGACCACAGGCCCGACGCCTTCAGGGAACAGCTTTGCTGGTGAGTACCGAGTGTTGAGCACTCCATATATCGCCAACTCGGCGTTCACAGGGTTCTCGACAGTCAAGTGGTACATGCTGTGCAATCCACAACGCCTGTCAATGATCGAGACATGCTTCCTGAACGGCAAGCAGTCACCAACTGTGGAGTCCGCAGAAGCAGCATTCAACACTCTGGGCGTTCAGATGCGTGGATATCACGACTTCGGATGCAACAAGCAAGAGTACCGCTCTGCGGTACAAGGGTCAGGTGCATAATGAGGGTGAAACTCCTCACGAATTTGGGAAGCAACGACTTCCCGGAGCATCGATTCCTCGAAGGCGAGGAGCACGAAATCGACGACAGCACTGGCGGAAAGCTTGTAGCAAAGAAGCTCGCTGTCGATGTCACGCCACAGCAGATCGTTGCTGTGGCGGCTGAGCCGGAACTGAAGGCGGTTCCGGAGTCTGTAACGCAAACTGCCGAGACACCAGCTTCGGCCAAATCACGAAAACGAGGAGAGTAACCAATGGTCGAGGCATACACGTACGCACCAGATGCGAATATGGTAATGGACTGGACGCCAACGGCGGCCGTTGCAGCCGGGGAAATCATCCAGTTGAAAGACGGACGAGCGGCTTATGCACCAAGTGCAATCGCCGCTGGAATTAAAGGGTCCGTTCAGGTGTCAGGGATTGTGACGGTTGCGAAAGTAATTACCCAGACCATGCTGATCAGCAATCAGGTGTTCTGGGATACCTCCGCCAGCACTTGCAATCTGTTGCACGGTGGAAGCACGGACTTCTTCCTTGGAACGGTCGTTGAAGATGCAGCCTATGCCGGAACGACGGTGAAGGTGTTACTGAACGAGAAGCCAGTTTATACCCTCGCATTCCGCGATGGGTTCAGCAGCATTCCGATTCAGACCGCAGGCTTCCCAACGCTCTATGGTGGCGGGAACAGCGTTGGAATGTATTTCAGCACAACAGCAGAAGCTCAGAAACTGGATGCTCTGTCGTCAAGAGCAATCGCAACGTCAACACCAGGTGTACTGCAGGCTTTGGTCTGCATTAACCTGAACGGAGACAATGCCGCATTCGACTTCGGAGTGGGATTGGCTGACGGCACGCACGCGACCAGCACAGACACAATCACGAGTTCTTTGCTGCTGCACACTGACGGAAACAGCCTGAACCTGAACATTGAGTCCGACAACGCTACCGCCGAAGTCGGCGCAACCGACACCACGATTGATGCCGTTGTTGGGACGCCATTCTTGGTCACCTGGGATTTGCGAGATTGGGCAGCAATCAAATGCTACATCAACGGCCTTCGCGTTGGTGATGGAACGACAGGTTCCGCAGTAACTCTGACATTGGCTGGCGTTGCAGGTCCGTTGCGATTGCTGGCACACATGGTCAAGTCGTCAGATGACTCGCCCGGCAATATCACTGTAATGGACATGGGATTCACTTCGTTTGACGTGTAATCCGTACCGCTGACTATTCACACCCAAGGGCCGAACAATGACAGAGCAAACCCCAACAACGATTGAGGATGCGATTGAGTTGCAGGCCCTTGGCATGATCAGTTCAGCGAGCGATGGAAAGTCGTCACAGACGAATATCCCGATCAGGGACTTGATCGACGCAGATCAGCACTTGGCACGAAAGCGAGCGGCGTCGAAACCTCACATGGGGCTCAGGTTTACAAAACTGATTCCACCTGGGGGCGGCTGATGCCATCGCTATACGAACAGAGGTTTCAGACTCGAGCGGTTCCGATGCTGAATCGCACGTTTGGCGTTCTTGTGACCTTCATTCGCGGAATCTATTCGTCTGCATCGATCACAGCACGGCGAAACGACGTTGAACACAAGACCATCGACGGAAACGGAATTCCGATCAGCATAACAATGAGAGACTTTGTTCTGCCGGTTACCTCAGTGGTGATCGACGGTGACACAGTCGAGCCAAGAACCGGCGACAGAATCATGGAAGGAACGGAAGTCTTCGAGATTCAGCCGCCAGATGAAAACAAACCGTCGGTCGAACTTCAGGCCGGAGGATATGAGTGGATCTGTCACACGAAGAGAGTTGAATGAGTGCTGTCCCGTTACTACTTGCAGACGCTCTGACGACGGTGATCAACACCGCTGAGGCGGCGTCTCAATTGGGAACGCTCTCATTCACTGCCGTTCGGTCGTATCCGGATTGGGACGACGATTTTAAGGACTTGAAGGCACTTGAGGTTGATGTCATTCCGGTGACGAGTGCCGGTGATTTGGTCGAGTTGGACACTGAGCGAACAATCAATTCGGATCCTGCGGTTGACATCGTGGTGCGGAAAAGATTTGAGCCAGGCGACAAAGAAACATCAGGTGCAAAGGCGGGGCGACTGAAGAAAACGTCAGTTGATCCGCTGGTGAGATTGGTTGAACAGATTCACGAGCTGCTTTCAGAAGATAGGTTCACAGCGGTTTCGCTCTCGGGCGGATATCACGCGAATTGGATCGAGGCGACTGTAAGAACGTTCTGCGATTACGCTCGATTAAGACAGGGTGTTTTTCTGGGCGTGGTTCGGGTCCGTTACAACGTTTCGAAGGCGAACTGATGTTTGGCTTCACGTTCAAATCAGACATCGACACGAAGCCAGTTGAAAAGGCAGCGGACAGAGGCATCTACACAAGCATTCGCCACGCGGCGTTTTCAGTCAGGAAAACGATTCGCAACTTAATCAAAAAATCTCCGAACGCCTCGGAGCCTGGGGAACCAGTCTCGACAAGAGGCAAACGAGGAAACGTTAAGAACTCAATCTTTGCGGCTGTCGAAAAGGACAACGCATTCATCGGGCCTCGATATTCGTTCGTCGGGGATTCGATGGAAGCACATGAGTTTGGTGGACGACGAAAAGAGAACACATACGAAGCACGGCCGACATCAGGCCCGGGACTTCTGGCGAACACAGATCGTTTTGCGGAGTCGTTTCGCGGCTCCATTGGTGAGTAAACAAAGCAACCTCTGAGGAGTTTGAGCAATGCCGAAGAAGATGGGTTATCAGGGGCTGTTGTACCACGGCACCAAAGGCAGCACAGCGGCAACGCAGATCACGAAGCGGGTCGATTGCAGCTATGACACAGACGTTGAGGTGGGTTCGACCACATCTGCCGGCGACGGTTCTGCAGTGCCAATCAACACGGGCGAGGCAACAGCACTCACGGCTAAGCTCACATTCAACATGATTGTTGATTCGGCAGACACATCGTTGACAGCCCTCGTGGCAGCAAGTCGAACCGGAAACCCGATTGCCCTGCGGTTCATTCCGTTCACTGGGTCTACCGGACTTGATGCGGACTGCGTCATCAAGGTCACCAACGGCGCTCCACTAAAGGGCGAGCAAACGTGGGATATCGAAGTGGTGGCGCTGTCGAACAGTCTTCGTGAGCCGCTCCTGAACATCTAATGCCGTGCGGCGTTAGTTTCATCAAGCATCATCCCTCGGGAGTTATTCAATATGGGAACGGTCACACATGGGCAGTCAATCAGTGGAGGAGGGGTTACGATTCAAACCCTTCCAATCCAGAGGACGAGCAGCGGTTCCATCGCACTAGAAGACACGCTAAGCGAGGCGAAGTCGGGAACACTCACAACGCGAACGGACGACAACACCGGAACGCTAACGATGGCCGGCGGGCACGGCTTCACTGATGGGCAGATTATTGACATCTACTGGAGCGGTGGTGTTCAGCGAAGCGTTACCGTTGGCACTGTCGCGACAAACTCAGTACCGATTGATTCAGGGATCGGCGACAACCTTCCAGCTGACGAAACGGCCATCACGGCAGTGGTTCAAAAGTCCATTAATCTTGCCATTGACGGCGATAACGCCAAGTTCATCGCAGTGATTCTGGAGACATTGGACAAAACTCTACGAACAGCCGCAAACGTTCAGTTTCGGGATGCGGCGGCGGATGTCATCGCAGAGATCGACCTCGTCACAAACGTTCCGCAGGTCTGGGACATCGAAGGAGGATCGGCGAATCCATTCACTGGTGATCCGATCACAAATCTGAAAGCCAGCCAGGCAAACGTGACAACGACTGAAATCTACACGCTGAAGATCGTCGGCGTTCAGGACGCTTCACCGTAATCGGGGTAAGTCATGCGGCTGAATGATGATGATAAACGAGTGCTTGCTGCGATCTTTCACAGCGTGGAGCCTGTAGGAGTTTCTGAAAAGCAGATTGATGCTGCCGGAAGAACGTTTAAGGCACTCGGGTTTACTGACGAATCAGGATCACTCACGCAGCGAGGAAAGCACGTCGCAAAATCGCTGCCTTTCGAAAAGGTAAAACATGGCGGGATTCACGGATCGAAAAGGAAATCAGTGGCGAGTGGAATTGGACGCGCCGACGATTTCGGAGATTCGCGACGAACACGGCGTGAATCTGGTCGGATTCGAGGCGGATCCTCTTGGACCGCTGAGGAACGACCCGATGAAACTGGTAACAGTAATCGCAGCGATTTGCCGGGAGCAGATCTCGGAGAAAGCATTGTCCCCGACTGAGTTTGCTCGGTTGTTGCCATCACCTCCGGATTCAATGCTCGACGCGGTTCGCGACGCGGTGATTGGTTTTTTCCCCTCTGGCCAGGCTTCGCATCGTCTCGAGGTCTTGGCGAAGTTCGAACAGATGGCGAGCAAAACGAACGATCTCGCGACGGTAAAGATGCAGCAGATTCTGGACGATCCGGAAGTGATGAAAACGCTGGACGACAAAGCCAATCGAGTGATCAAGCAGGCGATACAGAAAATGAGCCAAGATGCTGGCACATAGAAATTGCCGGACATCACATCGTTTACATCATCGACGATCTTGATGGAGTTGACGCAGCATACGAATACGCAGGGATGATCGGAATCAGACCGCATGGGTTAACGCTCAGAGAACTCTGGAGGATGGCCAACGGTAAGGCTAAGCAAAAACGAATTGAGGCCCTTCAGTTGGTCATGCTGGCATCTAATGACGGGCTGGATGCCAGCAAGTTCATCCAGACGGGCCATCTGTTCGAATCATGCGTAGGAAAGCCGGTGCAACTGACCCCAGAACAAGAGCACGCTGTCCAGGAAGAGATCGAGCGAATACGACGTGAGAATCCAGACTTACCAGCAATCCCGCAATTCAGATAGGAGTCAGCCTCATGGCCAAAGCTGACATTATGGCGGGCAGGGCTTACGTTTCCCTGTACATGAAGAACGATCTCACGACGGCACTGACGAAAGCCAAAGACGAGCTTAATGGTTTCGGGTCAAGCGTTGTCGGTATTGGCGCAAAAATTGGTGGCATGGGAGCGGCTATCGTCGGCGGGCTCACCGGTGCAATCATGCACTTCGCTGATGCTGGAAGTGCCCTGAATGACATGAGTGCGAGGACCGGAATCGGCACGACTGCGCTCGCTGAACTTGGTTATGCGGCCGGGATGGCTGGAGCATCCATGGAGTCAGTGGAATCCGGCGTCAAGAAGATGCAGAAGAATCTGGGCGGCATTGGCCCGGAATCAAAGAAGGCTCAGGAGGCTCTGGCGGCCATGGGGCTGTCCATGGATATGATTTCTGGCTTAGCTCCGGAAGATCAGTTTCAGGCCATCGCAGAGTCGATCGGATCGATTCAGGATCCATCGCAAAAAGCCGCAGCGGCAATGGCCGTGTTCGGTGGAACTGGAACGGAACTCATTCCCATGATGGAAAACATCAGGGAGCTAAGGGACGAAGCACGGGAACTTGGCATTGCTCCATCGCCTGAATCAATCGCGGCTGCTGATGCAATTGGAGACGCCATCGACCGAGTTAAGGCCGTCGTTAGCTCTGCGGTGTTCGAGATTGGCGCGGCACTGGCACCGATGGCATCGGATTTTTTGGACGCCTTCCTGAAGGTATCAAAGGCCGTCCGAAACTTCGTCCAGCAGAACAAGGCCATGATTGTGACTGTGGCCAAAATTGGTCTGGTACTGATGGCGGCTGGCGGGGCACTCATCGCAATCGGTGGGGCCTTTATTGCGGCCGGCGCGGCGATCGGTGGCGTTGTTAGCGTTATGTCGGCACTCGCTGCAGTCGGAAGCATGGCAATGTCTGTGCTCGGAGTCGTTGGGGCTGTTATTGGGTCCGTGTTGTCACCAATCGGGATCTTAGTGGCGTTGCTCGGCGCTGGCGTGTATGCCTGGGCAAGATTCACCGAAGGCGGTCAGGCAGCCGTCAGTGGGCTCAGCACGATCATCGGCGAAACATTCGGGGCGATATCAACAACGGTTACAGAGACGCTCGGCGGCATCGTTGCGGCGATTCAGGCTGGTGATCTCATGCTGGCCGGCCAGATTGCGATGATCGGGTTGCGGCTGGTGATGATGCAGGGCCTTGAGGCAATCCATTCCCTGTTCGGTGAGGCGTGGGGAACTCTGGCGAGTCAGTTGCTTAGCGGCGACTTTGCGGGAGCGTGGTCAACGTTCGGATCGATGATTCTGGACACCATGGCCGGGGTTGCGTCTGGGATGGTGTCGTTGTTTTCCACCGCCGCAAATGCTGTCATGAACAAGTGGCAGCAGACAGTCAATAAGATCAGTGATTACA